AGGCAGGATGAAGCAGCGCCACCCGGCCTTCGGACTGAGCAGGTTCTGGCTGCCCGATGCGCCGGTGATGTCGAAGCGGAATCCGGGTATGGAGGCCATCAGAATAATTTGACCGCAGCAAATTGCGTGTTAACGTGACTGGCCGTGCAAGTTACTGTCTGCGTTGTGCCGCTAGAATGTGTTGCAAGGAGATCGTAATAGTCGCCTGCCGCCGCTGTGTCAATTCCTGACACTAATTGTTTTAGCCCAATGCCTGTTACACCCATAATACTATGTACCTCTGCAACCTCATATTGACCGTTCAGATTCTTCATAATCGTTGTTATGTACGGAGTGTTCGTGCCGGTCGTTCCAACAGGGCCACTCCATTCAACCTGCCCAATTAGCAAGTAAAGACCAGGTGAAGTGATGTTGATGGCTGACGATGAGCCGCTATGCAAACCGCCTATATCAACATGCTCAGTATCCCATGTCAGACGCCGACTCGTGCCAGAGCTAACGGTCTGATTGCTGCTATTAACAAGTAGCACGCGTGGTTGCGCACTTACACCGAAGACTCCTGATGTAACACTTAGGCCACCAATAATACCGTTTGCTCCAAGCATTACTGTACCAGTGACTCCAAGCGCGCTTGACATCGTGACAGTCGAGCCGAATGTTGCCCAGCCAGTCGTCCCGAAGGCTGCATGCGCTGTGAGAGTCGAACCAACCGTGAATGTGCCTGTCACACCCGCATTGGCGTTCATGGTCACGGTCTGCCCGAACGTGGCCCAACCTGTGACGCCAAGCGCCCGGTTCACAGTCACCGTGTTGGCTGTGATCGTCCCCGTCACGCCTAGGGCCGCGTTGATGGTAACAGTCGCTCCGAACACGGCCCATAGCACTGTGCTGACTCCCTCCACAGTCCCCACAGGCAGGTCGGCGATGTATCCCTGATTCCCCTGATTGCCGTCTTGGATCAGCGTGTCGTAGATCCCCTGCGTAGCGTAGAACCGTATGAGCCCATCCGAATCGCTGGTCAGCATCGAGTTCGTGTAGCGGTCGCTGGTGTCGTCGTCGCGGTGCCGGATGATCGTGGCCGGTATCGTATAGGTCGCCGAGCCTCCGCTGGTGCTCGGCTGCGTGGAGCCGATCAGGAACACGCGGTTGTCCTCGGTCACGGTGACTGCCGCCCCCTGCACGCTCAGGCTGTTCCCGCCGACCGCATTGACCTTGCGCAGGTTCCCGGTCGCAAGGCCCACCTGTATCCAGTCGTCGGCGGCAAAGCGGGAGGCGATGTCGGCGGAATCGAAGGTGATGAGCGTCCCTGTGCTGTCCTGAGAGGCCCAGGCGCCCCTAGGGAAGACGTAACAGAAATATCCAGACTTCGCGGAGAGCGCCGCCTGCGATCCTGTCGCGCCGGTGATTGAGAATTGCACTCCTGGAATCGATGCCATCAGACTCTATCCATATTGCACTCGATCCCCAGGCGCGTTCACATGCGCTGCAAGTTCACGAAACGCTTGACGTGCCTCAGAGATTGCTAAGGCTATGGGATACCTTGCTTGAGCCGCTGGTAGTCTCTTGGAAAGCTCCAGCATGGCATACGCAGAATATGCCTCAGTCGCGTAGTCCGGTATCTCCACCGTCTCACTCTCGGTACGCGGCGCGGGCGTCACCCGGTAGTAGGTCAACTGGCAGTCCTCCGCAGACGGCGGGATGGGATGCCAGCGTATCTGCCCGGTCTCGAACATGTTGGGCACGCTGTAACGGTTGGGCCTCCCGGGCAGAGACAGGTCGTATTTCTCCACCAGATTCTCATATTCGATGTAGGCGATGCGCTCCCACGGCAGGTTGCTGTCGTCAAGGTAGTACATGGCCAGCGGCTTCTTGATGGCTCCGGTGACAGTTGTGTAAGGCGAGTTCGCCGTCTGCGTCAGCGACTCGTCCTGCAACTCCCACGGCCAGTTACCCTTGCGGTTCATGGTGCGCACGGCAGCACGGAAGGAGTCGGCGGCCAACGCACGGATGGTCGTGTCGGCGGCGTTGAACGGGCGCGCTAGTTCGTCCACAATGTCCAGTAGCGTGCGCCGCCCTGACGCTTCCTGCCCGGTCGGTACGACTATCCCGCCAAAGGTCGGCATCTACTTGATCCCCCAGAAGACCTCGCCGCAGCGCAGCGTCTTGGTGATGCGCCGCTTCTGGGCGTCGGTCAGGTGCTTGGAAGCGCGCCTGAATTCTACACGCCAGCCGGGTCTGAGCAACTTGAGACCTGCGAATATGCTGGCCGCCGTCACGTTCCCGCGCGGCAGGTTGCAGAGAGTCGTAGCGGGTACCTGCTTCTCCACCTTGGAGGTTGTCGTCTGGTCACCCCACTTGATGGTGCGGTAGTTCTTGCAGATGGTGATGTAGCCGCCGTTCTCCCGGTAGTCGCGCACATAGGAGCCGGGGACATTCCGCGTGAAGGCGCTGATGATGCGGTCGTGGTCGATGCTGCCTGCGTACATGAGGCACCTCTGGGGGTGAGGCATCCAGAAGCCCTCACCCCCTCCGATTGTGCTAGACGTTCCAGGTCGAGTCGTCATCCTGCGAGGTGTTCTTCAGCCTCGTGGTGGCAACCTTGAGCAACTGCCCGGCCAGCGGGTTCAGCACCCCGCCATCCGCAACGTACATCTTCCAGGTCAAAATCCCCGCCATGCCGTAGGGATCGTTCTTGTCCGGCTTGCTGGGTGGGATGAAATTGACCGATGGACGCCCGATGCCCTTGGCGTGATTGATGCGCGCCATGTAGCCATCGCCGATTGTGATGCAACGCACAATCTGGTCGTTGGTGGCATCGACCGTCCCGGCCACTCCGATGCCGACGTTCTCGTCCTCCATGACATCGACACCGAAGACGTTGCCGATGGTCGCCCTCTCGAACTTGTCCTCGCCGCGCTGGTTTCCCTTCAGGGCGATGTCCTGGAACGTGCCATCGACCCGGAGGTCACCGGCGATTTCCGGCGAGACGAGACAGGGGTATGCCTGACGCCCGCGAGGCGGCTTGGCCGACCGGCCCCGCATCGCCGTGTAGATCGTGTTGAATGACTCGGCTGCTACACGGTGACTCGGGTTGTCGGCGTCGAGCGTGGCCTCGGTGAGTGTCTGCGAACCGTCTCCCCAGGTAGTTGGGGTTGACGTGGACGCGCCGAAATAGGTCACGCTGGGCGCGGTGGACGACTGCGTGTTCCCATCGTTGCTGACCGCCACGTTGATGACGAACTGATCCAGCGTGTCGGCAGCGTTGTACAGAAACCGCTCGGTCAGTATCGGGATCGGGTTCGGCTCGCCGCAGATGATGGACAGCTCATCGAGTTCCATATCGTTGCCTAGAGGCTGCAACGTATAGACCACGCTGTCCACGGTGAACGAACGACCCTTCAGCCCGGCGAATGTCGCGTATCCTAGGAAGGACGAGATACCCGTCATCTGCTTGCTGAAGGAGTTGATGCGGTGGAATTCGATGGTGCGGCCTGAATTCGCCGGGATGGTCTGTTGGTCAACCAGGTCGGCGGCGATCAGGTTGTTCTTGAGGATGCCCAGAAGCTGCTGCTGCCAGTAGTTGCGCAGGATTCCTTCCGGGCCTCCAGCGGTTGAGATCAGGACTGCCATGTGATTCTCCGGGCCAGGCGCCTACTTGTATTGCTCCAGCGACTGCTTCACCCAGTTGGAAACATCATCCTGAGTGACTTTCTCAAAGTCGATGGTGTCTTTAGGCGTGCTGGCGACAGTGGTTTTGCGCGGGGCTGCGGGCGCGGTGGACGCCGCTCGGGCCGCCTGCTTCTGCGTCCTCTGCACCGTCTTGACCGCTTCCACGGCATTCGCGCGTTGGTTGGTTTTGGCCTTCAACGACTCCTGATAGCGCAGATGCGCGATCCGCAGGAATCCGTCGATGTCCCGGTAGGCAAGCGCCTGCTCGTTCGGGTGCATTGACGTGGCTGCGTCTGTCTTGATCCACCTGCCGAACTCATCGGCCTCGTTGGTATCCATCTGCTTCTCATTGAGGAACGTGTTGAGAGCGATGGCCTGGTTCTCGGTGGCCTCGGTCTGGTTGCTCGGCGGCACGTAGGAAGCGGACTGAGGGTTCATCGTTCCTTCGATTTCCTGGATGACCCGATCCACTTCCGTCTCCGGGACGCCGGACTCACTCCGAGTAGCCTTGAGAATCTTGAGGGCTCGGTCGGCTACTGTGGACTTGCGCAGGTGACGCTCGCGCAGGATGCGTTCGCTCTCCTGCTGGCGCGCCTGCAAGGCGGTGAGGCGGGATTGATAATGCTGCTCCGCTTCGGTTGCCTGCTTGTCGCGCTCCGCGAGACGCTGCTTCAGGGATGCCACATCGTCGGTCTCGGGCGATACGGCGGCTTCTGGGACTTCCTCTGCCGGTGTCTCGGTCGCGGGCTCGGCTGGTTCCTCAGCCGGGGGCTCCGGTTCCTCGGTCGGCTCGGGACTTCGTACCGGAACAAGCGTCAGTTGTGCTTCGGACTCCTCGCCAGTAACAATCTGATGAAGCGCCGCGGCCGCCTGCTCTTCCGTAACCTGTGCTTCTGGTGCCATGTGACTCTCCTCTGGCGGCCCGGCTAGGCCGGTGGCTCGCCCTCATCGTGCGTGGGTGATACGGGTGACTTGTAGACGAATTCCAGGCGATTCAATAGCCAGCGCAATTCGGACTGGCGCTCCATCTGGGCGCGGCAGTCGATGGGCTCGGCAGGCACCGGCTGAGCATCGCGGGCGGCCATGCGCTCCTTGATAAGCGCCACGATGGACTCGTAGAGCGGCGCGTTGCCGCGCAGATGCGTGCCCAGATCCGCCTCCTGCGGCGTCAGGACAATGGTGCGCTGGGGCAGCATGGCGCGCACCATGTCGGCTACTCTGGTCAGGCGCGGCATGGTCATTGGACTTCCCCCGCTCCCTGCGCGGGAGTATTAGCGCCGCGATTGCCGCCATTTGCCGGCGTGCTGCGGCCCTTCTTGGACGGCGAGCCGCCGCTAGGCCCCGCCCCACCCTTCACCTGTGGGCCAACTGTCTGACCAAGCCCCATCGCCTGCATGCGGGCGACTATTTCCTCCGGGTCGTTAATCATCAACTGTTCTAGCCCCTTCACCCGGAACCCCTCATCTCCCCACCTCTGCACCAGCTTGTTCCAGTCAATGCTGGCGGCGGTGAGCGGGTTGGATAGCATGACCGTGGTGAAGTCGCGGAAGTCGCTAGACGCCTGTTGCTTAGTGAGCATGGAGCGAGCGCCGACGAAGGTTATGTCAGTGGTGGCATCAATGTCGAAGTAGGTGACTTGCGTGGTCTCGCTCTCCCCGACACGCCGGAACACCTTGCCCTCATCGTCAAGGTTCACATAGAAGAGATCGTTGACGAGGCGCCCCATCACCGGCAACTCATCTCGCTCGATCAGAACGGCCAACTGGTCGGTGTTCTGGAGCGCAGCCGAGGCGACTATCTGTGACTCGGTGGCCGTGCCCGCCTCGCCCTGCTTCATGATGCCCTGCACCGGGTCGCGAGCGTTCATGGCGTTCCGCATGGTCTGGCTCATCAGTTGGAGCGCCTGCACGGCGATGCCGAGGCCCTGATAGTCCTTGGCGAGCGGCTGCAACTGCGTCACATCGCCCTGGAGCGTGAATGCCTGGCGCGGGCGGCGGCGCTCCAGATCCTTCGCCAGCGTCGGCCCGAGTTCCCCGCCGATGACGTAGTTCTGGTATACGCTCTCGATGAGCGCCTGCACGGTGAGGATGAGTTGCGTGTCGCTGACATCTTGCAGGTAGCGAACGACCGTCAGAGGCGAGAGTCCGTAGATGCCGCGCCCCGTCGGCAGGATGGTGATGAGCCCGCCCTGTATCTGCCCGTTCCGCTGCGGTGACTGAATCGCCTGGATGCAGATGCCGTTGATGGTGCGCAGGACGACGGCGCCGCGCGGGTCAACGGGCGCCGTGGCCCCCTCGTTAATCTTGGCGGCCACTTCGGCGGGGATCATCCCCTCCAGCATCCAGCCGCCGTAGTAGCCGTATTCCTTCACGTCCTCCATGTCCTCGTCGGTCAGGTTCTCGGTCAGCAGCTTGGGCGAGTCGCGGCTGTCGGGGCCGGTGGCGCGCGAGTTGTCAGGCTTCTCGCATTCCAGCACCTGCGCGATGCCCTCCGCATCCCAATCCTTGTCCTGCATCAGGCCCATCAACTCTTCGTCGCGCATCCTGAAGCGCCTGACCTTCCACTTGAGCTGGTCGAAGCGGTTCGCGGACGGGTCGAACCAGGTGTCGTAGAGGTCATCGGTCTCCAGCACCGGGTCATCGAATACCGGGGCCATCATGTTCTGAAGCACGGTCATGATCGCGCCGGTCTCCGGGTTGCGCAGGAACTCGCCTGGCCTGGTCGGGTCGGGCACGGGGAGTCGGCGCGGCACCAGCCGGTCCTCGCGCTTCCAGCGGGCGCTGTAGGAGCCCAGACCGAATATGAGCGAGTCGCCCAGGGTCTCGAAGTTGGTGCGGAAGTTGCCGGGGCGCTCCAGACCGTACATGACAAGCCGCGAGACCCGCTTGGCCTTCTCAATGTCCTCATCGCCTACCGGGTCGGCCTGCACATAGTCGCGGGTGCCGAACAGCCCGGCGAGCAGTAAGGCACGCAATGTGTTGACCCCCTGATGCGATTCCGGCGTCTTGAGGAAGTTGATAGGGGACGCATCGAACCTGCCGCCTGACGCCATCGGGTAGGTCTTGTTAGGAACCTGATTGTAAGTGGATTCGACCCGGTAGTTCCCCCAGTTCTCATCCCATCCCGGCTCGTATTCCTTGCGGACACCATTTGCCTGCTCCACGCAGTCATTCAGGAACTCCGTGGCGGCATGGTCGCGCAACCGGGTGCCGTAGTTAGCCAATGCTCAACCTCTGCTCGTCTGTAACCTGTTTGCCGGCCAACTCCATCGCCTTGCGGGCCTGGTAGTACTGCTCGACCTGCCAGAGTTCAAGTTGCTTCATGTGCCCGAAGCGGACCTGCGGGTGGACAGCGAGAACGAACCCGGCGCGGTTGCACTCCACGGAGAAATTGATGTCCTCTCCGGCCTGCACCTTGCGGTCCGGCATGTGCGTGAAGAAGAACGGGGCCGTGCCGACACCCTTGGGCTTGGGAGCGAACACCCGGCGGCGGATGGCGATGCATCCCGTCCCGACGATGGGCACGCGGTAGGGCTGCGTCACCTTGTCATCCGGCATGGGCAGATTGAAGCAGCGGTGCTGGGCGTCCAGGCCGTAGTTGTTCACGCGCAGCATGGTTTCCGGGTCCATGTTGGCGACCCAGACGGGCGTGAGGCCGCTGACGACATCGGCATCGCGCACCGTGCAGAGCATCCACCAGTTGTCAGGCACCACCTGGTCGTCATCCCACATCACCAGCCAGTCGCTATCGCTTTCGTTGAGGAACGCCTGCACGATGCAGTTGCGGGCGTAGTCCGGGCCGCGCTTGCCGACTTCGACATGTACGCCGAAGCGGAACGGGCACTCCTGCAAGCCGGTCGAGGCCATCGCGCGGGCGAACTGCATCGCAGTCGTGAAGTTGACCTGCCCAGACATGTTCGGCACGGCGGCAAAGATGCCCACCTTGCGGTTGGGCTCCAAGGCGTCATAGCGCATCCGGCCAGCCGCGATGTTGATGACCGGGGCGGGGGCTGTCTCTGAGATGGAGCGCGACTTCTTTTGGTGCCTAACGGCGGCCACGATGCTTCCCCCGCTTCTTCTTGCTCATGCCAGCTTCCGACATGGCAATGGCAACGGCCTGCTTTCGATCTGTAACCATCGGCCCACGCTTGCTGCCGCTGTGTAACATCCCGGCGCTGTATTCCTTCATGACCTTCTTGACCTTGCCGCGCTTCCTTCTGCCTTCCAGCGAGTCAGGCATCTCAGTAATCCGCCGCCAGGAACACGGTTGCCGTGAAGCCGACGATGGCCCCCGCCGACCCGAACTGGGCGTAGGCCGGGCGCGGCAGGCCAACCTGGGTCACGCTGCCGGAGACGCCGACATAGAGGAGTTGCGGTATCGGAAAACCGCCGACAGTGCTGATGGCCGTGCGGCCCGCGATGATGTAAGTGGCCCCGCCGACCGCGCCAACGATGTTGACGAAGAACGCCCCGGAGACGCCCTGTGTGGTCTGGATGGCAAACTGGCCGCGCGAGAAGAACTTGTTGGGCACCGATGCGCTGATGCCCGAGTAGGCGACGGCCGTGGTGCCCAGCACCTGAGATGTGGTGCTGCCGTTTCTGGTCATCGCCGTGACGTAACCGTTATAGCTTCCCATTGGCCGCCTCCTACCGCTGCGTCTGCGAGCCGCGACCGCTCTTCGCTATCCCGACCACATCGGCTATCTCAATCGTCCCGGCGGTCACTTCCGTCAGGATGACCTGCGTGGGGTTGATCGCCTGTCCACCAATCTGGCTGATGCAGGGGAACTTGTTGCCCTGAGTCGCCAGCAGCCCGGTTGTGCCGGTTGTGGCGATGCTGACGGTACCACCGCCAACGCGTCCCACAATGTCCACGTCCCAGGTGCCGGTAATCGTTGACCCGGCGATGGCCCAGAACATGGCGTTGTCCCACAGGCGCATCCGGCCCATGCCCAGGTCCGTATCGGTCCTGCCGAGGATGAACGTGGTATCGGCGCTGGAAGTGGTGATTGCAACCAGCGAGCCCTGAAGGATGCGCTCTGAAGTCCGGCTGCCCTGCGTCCCGAGCACGCCCCGGTACTGCTTGGCGATGGCGTAACACTGGAAGCGCACCGACTGGGTTGAGCCGGGCGCGCCGAGGGTCGCGTCGATGTTGATATGGGTCGGCATCGGCGAGGACGCGCTGTTATGCACGTTCGTCATGACCACGCGGGTCGGGCTGATCGGGCCGAGCACAGCGCGGGCGATGGGGAGCGCCGTGTATCCGGCCAAGGCGTCGGTTTCCACCGTGACTGTGAACGAGCCGCCCGTGGCACCCCCGCCAACCGAGACGCCCTGGAGAACGTAGAGGCAGCGATCCCAGAACAGGGTGCCACCAAGCGGGTTGACCGCCGCCGTGAATGTCCCGCCAGTCGAGTCCCCCACCGGCAGGCGGCAATCGGCTATCTGTGTCGTGATCCCCCAGACTCGAACGTCCTTCACTTTCCCGAAGTTGATCATCAAACTACCTCCTGATGCGGCTCTTTATGGCGTCCGCTGGCCGGTTAGTGAAACAGGGCCGGAAGGCCCGTATAGCGCGTGGCGTAGATAATCGGCATCTCCTCAACCTGCGGCATGGGCTCCGGTATGGCGATGGGTACCCAGCGGGCCAGCACTTCCTCCGCATTGGCCTGCGCCATCATGTCCAAGGTGTCGCGCTTCACCGAGGCTGGGTATTCGGTCACGGTGGTTTTCAGGACGTTGAGCGCGACCGGGTTGATGGTCGTCAGATAGTACCAGTGCCCGGTCTGGGCATGCCCGGCAACCGTGCTGATGCGGTCGTTCTTGGCGCGCTTGCTCCATGCCTTGGCGTCGATGAAACGCGGCATCTGGGATGGACGGGCCTCGATTGGCGTGGACTTCCAGATGCGCTTCATGATGCCCACCATCGGCTTGTCCGACTGCTGCTCCACCGAGTAGAAGTGGGTGTGCCAGACGCACATCATCCGTAGCATCTCATCCGCGCCCTCGTCCGATTCCATTTCGTTGCTCACGGTCAAGTCGAGCAGCACGCAGTCCACCTGCCCGGCGATGGAGTAGGTGTCTACGCAGCCGATGGCGGCATCGCACCCCTCCTGATGATTGTCGTCGCCCTTCCATGCCGGGTCGCAGTAGATGGCGCGGAACTTCGGAAGGTTGCCAAACCGCTTCTTGAATTCTTCCGGGGTGAGCGGGATGAAGTGTTCCCACTGTAGGGCCTGCTCGCCGGTGAGCGTCGGGTCGAGCATGTACTGGAGATACCAGAAACGATCCGTACCACGTCGGCGCATTTCATTGGCGCGCTCCTTGGCAAGGTTCTCGACGCTCAGGCGCGGGATGGTGGGGAAGTTCGGCTTGTTGTCGTCGGTCAGAGCCGGGGTGCGGATGACGAAGTAGCGCGGCGTGCCGTCCTCGTGCTTGTTGACCGGGTCGGTGAATGGCTTGTAGAGCGACTGGATGTGATAGGGCGTGCCGACCGAGAGTTCGCGCGACCAGGGCGGCGCGGCCAGTTGGCGCTGCTGGTCGTACTTGTCCTGCATGTCCTCGCGGATGGCTTCCGACTTGCGCGAGTCCTCGGCCTCCCAGTCATCGAGCAGGCGGTAGTTGAACCCCGAGCCTGCCTTGCGTGAGGATGCGGCTTCGGCGGTCATGTTCTTCTCGCCGGCAAGGTACTCCGGGTCGCGGCAGGGCCAGTCCCACTGGTTCTTCTCGCCCCACTCGGACATGGGAATGACGAATGAGGCTGGATTGCCGGAGAGCGTCAGGCAGCCCTGGCCGAAGTGCCGTTGGATATATTTGTTGTGCCGGTTGATGTTCTTGATGGTCTCAAGCGCACCCTTGGCGCGAGACTCCAGGTTGTGCGAGTACATCACCAAGATGTCGAGGTCATCGACTATCTTGTGGCGCTTGGGGAGCCAGTCGGCGGCGGCCTTGGTGAGGAAGGACTTAAGGCCCCGGCGCGGATACTGGATGTGCAGGCCGTCGTAGCGGTCCAACTCGCCTATGGACATACGCAATATTGCATTGGCGAATTCATCGCGGTGCCTTGGCGGGTGCAGGAGGCGGCGGTATCGGGGCGGCTTGTACCATGTCTGAAGCAGGTAGTGCCAGAAGGGGTTGTGATCCTGCGCCAGTTCGGCAACGGGCTTCCCGGCGATGTGCTCAAACACAGTGGCGGCATCGCCCTTGCTCCAGCGCGCGATCAGTTCCGGCCCGGTGAAGATGGAGAGTTCCCGTTCCACCGTAACGGCGGCCTGGAGCAGCGTCTTCGGGTCGAGGTCAGACTTTGTCGTGTTGGCCATCATCTCTTTGTGCCCGCATGGCGTTCCAGCGGATGCCGTGCATTTCGCAGCGTTGCAGGCTCTCGGTCAGTTTCTGGCAGAATTCCTTGCGCAGGCTGGGCGTGTCGCCGCACAGGTCGGCGGCTTTCATGGCCTCAAGGAGGACATCTTCCGGGGTCATCAGTGCTCGGTCTCCACGTCTTCGGTCTCGCCGGAAATCGCCGAACGGGTAGCCTCAACCGACTTGGCGACTTCCTCCATGACGGCATCGCGGGCCTTGTCGCGCTGGTCGCTTGGGAGTCCGAGACCCTTCACGGCCTGCGTGACCATGCGGAAGCAGGAACGGAACGCCTCGCCATCGATCTTCTCGCCTTGGTACTCGGCTCCGGCAAGGTAGGCTTTCATCTGGCGTTCGATGCCCTCGCGGCCTAAGGCGAACAGGTCATTGAGCCCGGCCACCGCCTTTTGAGCTTCCCGGCGCACCTCATCCACGGCGGCGCGACACTCGGCACGCATCTCCTTGGCTTGCGTCCCGAATTGCCTGACTCTCGCATCGAACTTGTCGGCCGACCTTGAAATGTCGTAAGCGGCCGATTGGCGACGTTCCTGCCTGCTACGCCACAGTTTCATGGCGCGGCGCAGGTACTGACAGCCGCTGTCGGTCTTGTCCTCGGGGATGGGGATGGCGATGAGCCTCTGGAGTTCGGCGCGGCGGCATGGAAGCGGATAGACCTTGCCGCTGTCGCGGTCTCGGAAGCCTTCCGGGAGAAGCAGCCACGTCTTGCCTGCCATCGCGGCGTCTATGTCTAATCGCAGACTCTCGCATGTGCGTCGTGGAGGCTGAACATGCTTCTTGACAGGTTCATCCATGCTGAAAGTAACAATGCGCCTATACGCGGTGCGTGTCAAGGAATTGAGATGCTTGACAACCTGACCCGTTTAGAACGATACTTTGCGATGATGACCTTGAACGTTCGCCTATGCCTTGGATGCGGCAAGCCGTTTCAGCCGAACCGCCCCTATCAAGTCTGTTGCAAGGCATCATGTCGATGGAGGGTATGGGCCGTGAAGCACGCGCCGAATGTGCCTGATGTGCGAGGCTCATCATGGAGCCGGGTCTGATGCCACGCGTCGATAAGGATGCGGAAGTCACCCTAGTCGTGCTGGTCTACCGCTCCCTGCGCTGGCTTTCATGGTGCATGGAGAGCGTCGAGTCCAGCAAGCAGTCCACGCGCTACAAGTGGTGCATCGTCGCCAATGACGCCACCCCTGAAGTCAGGAACGACCCGCGCATCACGGTGGATTGGCAGAATGCCGACCCGCATGCGCACTACATCTCCCGCGTCTACGCCGCCTGGTCCGAAGGAGTGCTCAACAGTCAGACGCCGTGGTGCATCCTCATGAACAGCGACATGTTCTGCACAGACCACGCGATTGACGAGTTGGTGCATCAGAAGCACGTCAACCGGAAGTCTCTGCCCTGCGGATTGCTGGTGGAGCACGGGCGCATCAATTCAGGGATGCCGGAGCATGTGCGCGACTTCGGCACCAACCCGGAGAACTTCCAGCGCGACGCCTTCCTGAAGCACGCCGAGACCATCAGGCAGCGGCAAATAACCGAGCCCGGAAGGCTGTTCCAGCCCGTTCTGTTCGAGCGGCAGGAGTATTTCGATCTGGCCGGCTACCCGGCCGGCAACATCGGCGGGGTGAGCGGCGACAGGATTCTGTTCGACAAGTACGTCGCGGCAGGGTTCGAGTGGGTGACGTGCCTTGGGAGCGTGTGGTTCCACGCACAGGAGGGCGAGCAGCGATGGCCATAGACAAGTGTTTCTGCGGGCATCTAGCTGAGTGTCACAGGCCCGGCATCGGCTGCGAACATTGCGAGTGCGTCAGGTTCCACAAGAGATGAAGCGTGATCAGACGTTCCACGAGCGGCTGATTCCCATGCTAGTTGAGGGCATCGGCGCGCACACGTATCTGGAAATCGGCACCGACCAGAACCAGACCATCGGGAAGGTGGTGGCGCCGGTGCGGATCGGCATGGACCCCAAGGCCGTGCCGCTGGACGGATGTTTGATGTTCAACCAGACTTGCGAGGAGTTCGTACTGGAGAACGCGATCAGGCATGCGCCGTTCGACTTCGTGTTCATCGACGCAGATCACAAGGCCGCTCAGGTGCGCAGCGACTTCATGAACATCTGGCCATATGTCGCGGAGGACGGCTTGGTGGCGCTCCACGATACCAACCCGGAGCATGTGAGTGACGCGCAGCCGGGGTTCTGCGACGATGCGTGGAAGTTCGTGGTCTACCTGAACGGTGGAGGATTCGAGGCGTGCACGCTACCGTACCATCCCGGCATCACGCTGGTTCGGAAGCGGGTTGCATGGGGGCCGAAGCCATGACGCTCGACGAATCCGCCTACTCGGACATCATCGACTCTGCGCTGGTGCAGGAAGTGACAGACGCCGCCCATCACGGCGCGGACATCCGGCCGGCATGGATTGGCGCGCACCGGCCGCGCACGGAGATCGAGTCCCTGAAGCAGATGGCGGGGTGGGCTTCGACGCACTATGACTTCTACCTGAATTTCGTGCGGGACTACATGGAGCGGCGCGGGGACATGCTGGACATCGGCTGCGGGGCGGGGCAGAGTACGGCGATGTTGGCGCGGTACTCAAATAGCGCGCTCGGCGTAGACCAAGACCAAGAGGTCATCATATTCGCCGTGAAGTACAACGCCGGTAACCGCGCAACATTCATCCACGAAAGGTTCCCAGAAGGAGTCTCGGGCAAATTCGATTACATCTTCTGCGTGGAGACATTAGAGCATGTGCCGTATGAGAATCAGCTTCGCTTCTTAGCGAGGGCTCTAGGAATGCTACAAGAGGACGGCCGCATGTTCATCACCACGCCAAACGAGTCCACGCCCGCGCCGCCGCATGTAGGCATCTGGACTAAGCAGTGGGCGGCGGACATGGCGAAGCACCTAGGGGAACGTGTAGTCAGGCGCGGCTACTTCGACAACAGGAATCCGGGGGCCGGGATGCAGGACAAAGAGGCGAGCCATCGTGCGTGGGTGCTGAGATGAGGCGGCTGCTTGTCAACGATTGCCTGACGTGCATCCCGGGCACGCGGACATTCTGGCATGACTTGCAGGAGTGGTTCATGATGGAGTTTGTGGGAGGGGGCTACCCGGACTTGGCTGGTATCGCAATGGAACACGCCAACCCAGCCTTGGCCTGTGGAGAACGCCTGGGCAATGATGCAACTCTAATAATCCGCAACGCGACGTGGTTCCCGCCCATCCAGACCCAAGTGCCGACCATCTCCCTGTTGCAGGACATCATCGCCGAGGGGCCACAGAGGGAGATGCAGGAGGCGGTCATCAAGTCGTCGCATGCGGTGATATTCAATAGCGCCTTCACCGAGTCCAAGTATCACGGGTTCCATGCAGAGGTGAGTCGCGCCATCATCCCTCTCCCGGTAGACTTCACGCTATTCGAGCCTGGGAACCCGATGGGCCTGCAACAGGCGCTCTCGCTGCCTGATGGCTGCGTGTGCTGGATAGGCGCATCGCAGGGGGCGGCGGGGCAGGTCAAGGGCTTCGACATCTTCCTGCGCGTGGTGCGCACCAACCCGGACATACCGTTCGTGGCGGTGTTCAAGGATACCCTGCCGGAGTACTCGCCGCCCAACCTGCGGATGTATTGCAGGCTGACGCATGCCGAGCTGGTCAAGGTGATCGGGGCCTGCCGCGTCGGGCTCTGCACGTCAAGGATGGAGTCGCAGCATCTGGCGGGAATCGAGATGGGGGCGTGTGGGCTGCCTCTGGTCGTGCCGCCCGTTGGCTGCTACTGGCAACGCAAGGATTGGCCCGGCTGCGAGGTGCTGGAGTATACGCCTGCTGCGTTTACACAGGGAATACGGTCTAGCATGGGCAAGATTGGAGTAATGAGCGGACAGGTGCGAGATTACTGGCGCGCCGAGTTCGACAAGCCGGTCGTCAAGGCGGCGTGGACGAAACTCATTGAGGAGGTCGAGTGCTCTGGAGCGTCCTGATTAGCGGCATCCCCGAACGCTACCACACCGTCCAGCCGCTCCTGTTCTCGCTCCTGGAGACGCAGAGCGCGGCGCGCATCCCGGACATCGAGCTCTGCTACCTGCTCGACAACAAGCGGCGCACGGTCGGGGCCAAGCGGAATGCCTTGCTGGACATGGCGCGCGGGGAGTACGTCTCGTTCATCGACGACGACGACCTGGTGGCGACGGACTACGTGCAGCGCATCCACCGGGCCATCGGTCTCGCGCGCAAGTCCGAGGCACCTGCCGATGTCATCTGCTTCCCGCAGCGCGCCACCCTACACCCGCACATGATCACGCACGAGTGCACCTACTCGCTGGCCTACTGGCGGGACCGGAAGCCGGAGGACCGGCGGCAACTGGCCCCGGCACCCGGCAAGGACGGCCAGCCGCTGCCGAACGTGCTGCTATGGACGGGGCCGCCGGCGCATACGATGGCCTGGAGGCGGGCGACGATTGGCGACACGCGATTCGCCGAGAAGCAGTTTGGCGAGGACGTGGACTGGGTGGACGAGGTGTGCGCGAAGGCGGCGACAGAGGTGCGGCTGGAGTGCGAGCCATTGTATTTCTATAAATTCAACCAGGAAACGAGTGCGACGCGATGAGCCAGGACAGCCCGTACTCATCCGGCAAGATGCCGTGGCTCATGGTGCATGAGGGGTGGCCACCCAAGGCGCCGAGCCAGGCGCAACTCATTCTCTCCGACCTGTGCCAGATGGATTGCGTCGATCTGGACGGGCATCCGTGGTGTGCATATCGCCAGCCTGGGTATACCAGCAACGAACTGTTCGCGTCGGACGTGGAACTGAGCAAGTTCGGGCACAACAACCCCAAGCGGTTCATGGACACGGATAGGGCGCTGGCATTGCTCGACGAGATGAAGTCGGCCGGAGTCAAGGCCCTGCAACTAACGGGCGGCGGAGAACCGCTCCTGCATCCAGCACATCAGCGCATCTTTGAGCGGGCGCTTGAACTTGGATTTGAGTGCTCACTGGTATCGAATGGGCTGGCGCTGACTGATGACGTGAAGCGCATCGTGTCTGATTTCAAGTGGGTGCGCATCAGCATAGACGCCGGGACTGCCGAGACATACTCCAAGACCCGCACCACGCATCCCAGAAACTTTGGCAAGGTGCTCGGCAATGTCGCCGACCTCGCAGCCATCATCAAGGAGCGCAAGACTGACACCGTGCTGGGGATCGGCTTCGTCGTGATGCCGCACAACTGGCGAGAGATCGAGCAAGGCGTTCTGGCAGCAAAGGAGTCGGGTGCGTCGAACATTAGAATGAGCGCGATGTTCAGTCTGCAGGACGAGAAGCCGTATGTCGCCATATACCAAGACATCAAGGCATCCATAGCAGAGGCCAAGCGGCACGAGACAGAGACATTCAAGGTGTACGACTTGTTCGGGGATCGCATTGAGGACTTGCGACTCGGCAACCCCGACTATGACATCTGCGCCAAGATGCACTATTGCACCTACATCGGGATGGCCCCGGATGGGTCGCCACAGGTATTTGCCTGTTGCGTGTACTCGTATAGTGAGTATGGCAAGGTTGCTGGCGACTTGGGGAATCTCAAGAACCGTCGATTTGATGAATTTTGGACATCTGAGGAGCGCAAGAAGTGGATGCAGGACTTTCGGCCTCGCTCTTGCGAGCGCTGCCAGTTCAATCCTGCCAACCGTACAATGGCGGATCTTCTCAGCGCCAAGCCGCCGGTACATGTGAGATTCCCATGAAGCTGAGTGCCTGCCTAACCATCCACAATCGCACGCCGGAGGTCAGCAAGCTGGTGGCCGAGTCGTTGCGGCTGCCGGGGAACCAGCCGGACGAGCTGCTCATCGTACTCGACCGGCCCACGGACGAAGCCCGCCAAGGCGTCGAGGAGTTCTACAGGTCGCTGCCATTCCCGGTGCGCACCGTCGAGATCAAAGGCAAGCCTGGCTGGGGCAGTCCTGTGCCCGCATGGAACAGGGCGTTTGGGTCGGTCTCCGGCGACCACCTGTATGCCTTCTCAAGCGAAACCGTCCAGGCCGCCGGCAACCTGGACAAGGCCCGCGCCCTGCTGGCGGAAGGTGTCATCTTCGGCAAGGCGGAGTGCTCCTGCGGGCCGATGGGGCAGGAGGTGAACTGGGGCGGCACGGCACCCGGCAACCTGCTCGTGGACGCCGCCCATCCGCGCCCACTGGGCTTCATCTGGGCCGCTCCGGTTGCCAGCGTCCGCAGCATCGGCGGCATGGACAAGGCGTTTATAGACGGCTTCTGGTACGACGACGACGACTTCTTCATCCGACTCTGGCGGACCGGCCTGGACTTCGTGTTCACCGACGACATCTCAGGCGTCCACCTGCACCACGAGCGCCCCGTACTCGCCAGCCCGGAAGGCAT